TAAACAGTTGGTCTGTCTATCTGTTCAAACAGCCCTGTACTTGTGTTCTCCCTAAGTGTCCACCTGATGTGTATCAGTATCATTATTGCCCTGTTTACGGATGTAATGTTCGCAATTAAATAATAAAGTTATTATTTTCAGGTAATTCCCCAACTTATCTAAATTATTAAATTATTAATAAAGCGTAGCGTTTCATGTTCATCGATCTCCATAACTATTTCTTGATGATGACAATGTTTTAGATTCACTTGATCGCAGGTCAATTGGACCGGGAAAGGTATTAACAGCCGTAGTCTGTTAATGAAAACAATACAGAACAACCTATTATCTAACACACATTAGGGCAGCCTCGAGATGGTTAAAGCGCCATAGCGCAGGTCGAGTCTTAACCGGACTTGCCGGACTATCCGATGGAGGTGTTTACATTTTTAGAAAGTATGTCGCCGTAGGCGACTCATTGCCGTGCTAGCCCATTCCCATCAGGCCCATTAATTCCATTGACCAAAAAAGGATGCGAAGACCGAGTTACTAGCCTCAATTTCCTAGTAACTCTACGCATCCACATCCATTTCTTTACATCCATTTGACCAGTCAACACATCCTTATACTAGTTTTATTAAATTATTATATCTAGACACTTCATTCTTCAATTCCATATCCCGCCATTTCCTTATTTCCACCCGCATTTTGCGCTTATTAATTTAGTATTATTTACATCTATAAATTGCATCCACCACTCGCCTTACAAATCATTCAATCATGTCTAAACGATCCAGCCTAGCTAAAAACTTTTGTTTCACTCTAAATAACCCAGTTCCATCCGAACTTGAAATCCTCAAGTCCCCTCATCCAGAGATCGAGTATATGGTGTTCGGTCATGAGATAGCCCCCACCACAGGTACCCCCCACCTTCAAGGGTATCTTCGTATGTTGAAACAAGTACGATTTACAGCCATTCAAAAGATCCTTACAAAAAGATTACATCTCGAAGTTGCTCGTGGTACTCTTGAGCAAAACTACATATATTGTACTAAGGGTACAGACATCTGGGAGTCAGGTCCCAAGCCGAAAGATCGTTACGAGAAGTCCGGTGAATCTAGGAAGCTGAACCGTGAGGATAAGGCCCTCATAGTCCATGAAGCATTGGAGGCTACCAAGTCTACTGAGGCTGTCTTTAATGTTCTTGCTGGAGAATATTATTATAATGGAAAATCTCTTATTCAAAACTGGATAGCCCTGAAGAAGCCAATACATCGCCCAGAGATAAACGTATGGTGGTTCACCGGCCCTCCTGGTGTTGGGAAGTCCAAACTCGCCCATGAACTTCTCCCAGATGCATACATCAAGTGTCCTAAGACGAAGTGGTGGAACGGATACATGTTCGAGACGGATGTTATCATAGATGATTTCGGTGCCAATTCAATCGATCTTAACCATCTACTCCGCTGGTTCGACCGATATAAGTGCCTTGTAGAGTATAAAGGAGGGATGGTCGCATTACACGCTGTTAATTTTATAATCACATCGAACTTCCAACCAGAGGACCTCTTCAAAGAAGAAACTTACAATGAAGATGGGAGGAAGCGCAGCGCGACTCACGCGCAGTATCCAGCCCTCCAGCGCCGGCTCCGGATATGCAATTTTGGCGGGAAGTATCCTAAGGAATATATTTCCTGTGGGAAGGAGTCTATATATAGGTCTACACCTGAACAATTCAAATTATCATATCACGCTATAAAAAATAAATTGCTCCCTCCCGCCCTCCTAGAAGATGAAGATGTCAATTCCGGAAGGATGTCTAGAGAAAGAAGTCCATCCCGATTCCAAGAAGGAAGTGCAGCCCATTCAAATGGAGGAGTCTCAGCCCAATCCGTTAAAGATGAAAGCCATAGTCCAAGAGGAAGTCCCATGTCAGCCCAATCATGCAAGTCCGGTTCACAAGAAGATCAGGATTCTGCAGTCTAAGTCTCAGGGTTCTACTAATCCAAGTTCTGTAAAGTATCGTTATGGTACTCAGTTCCAGCCCAGACCCCCATCTAGGTTACAAAGTGTTTATGTAAACAGTTGGTCTGTCTATCTGTTCAAACAGCCCTGTACTTGTGTTCTCCCTAAGTGTCCACCTGATGTGTATCAGTATCATTATTGCCCTGTTTACGGATGTAATGTTCGCAATTAAAT